AGTACCGTATTCTCTGATAAGTCCTATATCATTGCTCAGTCTACCATAGAGAGTGATGACGAATACAGGGAGCGACTTGGGAGAATGAAACTGTTTCCTTTGGAGCAAAAATTCTTCTCAGCTCAACAGCGGATATATGACGAAAACAACGTTAATAGAAATTACCCTGAGAACAAAGAGTTTTGGATGTACAAAGAATCCAACTTTGATGATGCTGGTTGTTCCATTACTGAGTTCTATAGAGACAAGGTTCTATTCGTAAAAGAAGTGTTAGGTTTTGGTGCGGTTGTTACGGATCTAATGATGGATGGTGACGGCAGCCCTGTAACCGACAATAATGGTAATGTTGTTCCTTATAACTTTGTGGTTAGACCGCACGAGATATGGAACTTTGAAGTAAAACAAGGCATACTAACACTGCTTGTAACTCGTCAAATGTATTATGACATACAAAATGTTAAGAAGCATAAGTGGACGGCATATACTCCTGAATACATTTGTGTGTATATAGAAGAAAACGGACTCAAGAAAAAGACATTAGAGATACCTAATCCGTTTGGTGAAGTTCCAGCTACCCTGTTAAAAGGTCAAACCGATGCTAACAGTTCGTTCATTGTGGGCAAACCTCGTAGATATTCGTTAAAGGGTATGTACCTTGCAGCCTCAGAGTTGTTCTATGACCTAAAGAAAGGTTCTGAGTTGTTCGGTCACCCTATTCCTGTGCTTACCGATTCCATTGTTCGGTCTTTAGCTGGTGTCGCTGATGATGATCAGTACGACTCTCGCACGATTAAAGAGGGTGTAGGTATGGCTATCATTATTCCTGATGACCAACAAATACCCAACAATATGCTGTATCAAGCGGATATGTCTGGACTTCAACACCTCAGGGACGTAATTTTTGGTGATTTGATGTCGCTTATCTTTTCTATGGCTCAGGTTCGAGATAAGTCCATTGTTAAAAGTAATGTATCTGGTTCCGCTAAGAGGTTCGACAATGTAGAGGAACAAGGGCTATTAGCATCTACGGCTATGGACATGGAAATGGTGGAAATGCAAGTACTGAAAAGAATGGCTAAGGTTCGTGACGAAGACCCAACGGATTATCACGTCACCTACTCTAAACACTATGACTTGTCTAGTGCTGCCGAAATATTCTCAGACATTACAGAGGGTATGCAATATCACGTATTGCCTTTACCACTACTCAAGAAACTAACTGCGGAATACATGAGAAAGCGATCCATGCCTCAAGAAGACATAGTGAGCGTCATGCAACACTTCGATGAATTTGGTATTCCAAAAACTAGTGGTGATCTTAAAAATCTTATTGATATATTACCACAAGAAGAGCTTCAACGCCAAGCAGAACTTGGTATTGATTTAAATAGCGAGCAATAACTAACTTATAACTATTATGAGTGAAGAAAACATAGAGTCCGTTGACGCTCCTGAGTCAACAACAGAAGAGACAACTTCTCAAACACAACAGCAACCAGAGTTCGACAAAGACAAGTTCTTTCGGGGCGCATACAACGAAGGAAAAAACAAGGTTGAAAAAGATGTTGTTAGTAAGTTCTCTGAATTACTGGGGGATCAAGTTGAGTCGTTAGATGATGCTTTTTCACGCATTCAGCAAACTCTAACTCCTAAACAAGAGGATAAGGGAGAGTCTGAAAAGTTGCGTGAATTATTGCAACAATATCAGCAAGAAGCTGAGTCTGCTAAAGAGCAGTTACAAATGACTCAAATGCAAAACAGAATCGACAGCGAGTTTAGTGGTGCGTTCAATGCCTTACAACAAGACAATGAATTAACACTAAAGACTGATTATATCGAGCAACTGTTTTATAATGAATATGAAATTGAAGAGTCTAATGGTGAGTTTTATGCCGTTAAAAATGGTGTGCCTGACCTAGACCAACAAGGAAACAGAAAATCTATAGCCAACTCTCTAGTAGAGTTTGCTAAACAATTTGCGAAGCCCAAGAAAGTGGGCGCAGGAGGAGCAACTGGTGGTACTCCTTCTAGTGAAAGACCTAGCCGAGCAGAGTTTCAAAAACTTGTACGCTCGACTAACCCAGCAGATCGTGCTAAGGCTGAGGAGCTATTTGCTGCTTCTAGAGCTGCAGGCGGTTGGGCTGAACAAGCGTAAATCCATCTTTTATGGTTAGGCAAAACCTTAATTGTCATGTTCTGGTCACAGCGACCCAAAAGCTAAATATAATCCAACATTTAATTTAACTTTTATAAAGACATGGCAATTAATAGTAATTTTTCCATCTATGAGCCAGAGGCGTTTGTTGAGGTTGCACTAGCTAACCAATATCCAGACCGACCAATGGTATCCAAAGCCGTTACTAACGTAGCTGGCGCATCTATCGAAGGACTCGTTGCATCTCGTAACAAGTCTGTAAATATCACTCGTGCAGTAAAGCCTACTGGCTCTCCTTCCTCTTACTCAGGTAGCTACTCTCTAGGTACTCCTGATGCTAGTGAAGAGACGTTAACCATCAACAAGCACTACTACACTGGTTTCAGCATCGACAAAGCTGACCAAAAGTTTGCGCTTCCTGACTTAGTACAACAGCACTTTGTACCAAGACTACACCAGCTTATTGACCAGATCAATGCTGACGTAAAAGTAGAAGCTCGTAAGTCTTTTGAAGTAGCTTTCGCTGACAACAACACTGACTCTACTGTAATGGACGACAATGACCTTGCAGAAGCTCGTAGAATTATGGCTTCTCGTAAGTTCACTACGGATAACCTAATGATGGTTATTGACCCATTCGTAGAAAAAGACTTGACTACCCTAAACATCTTCCAACAAGCTAACACTCGTGGAGATGCTGGTATTCAGTTAGGTGGAGCTATGGCTCGTGCGTATGGTTTCGACTTCTTCGTAGACAATCAAGGTTCTAGCCACACTGCTGCTACAGTAACTAACGCTACATTAGCTGCTGACGAAGCTATCGGGCAAACTGAGTTAACCATTGACAATGGTGCTGGCGGTGCTGCAACTGTATCTTTAGCTGAGGGTGACATCGTTACTTTCGGTTCCGCTAAAGGCACTGATGACTTCTACACTGTAGAAAGCCAAACTGCTAGTGTATTGACTCTTAAAGAGCCATTACGTAAAGCTGTTGCTAACAACGCAACTATCAACCCAGTTGATATTGCTTCTGGTGACACTGGACGTGAGCAGTTCTTCTACGACCCATCTGCCCTTGCCTTAGTAACTGCTGTAATGCCTTCAGTGGATAGCGGTTCAGGTTCAGGCGTTCGTAGAGCTGCTGGTTTCGAGCCAATGAACAACGTAAACTACACGTTGACTGTAGAAGAAACCAAGTCAGGCGCTGACATCCTTATCGAAGTATTATACGGAGTTAAGGTATTCCGACCAGACTTAGGTGGACGTTACATTCGTGGTAATGTAGCTAAGGCGTAAGCCCTAGTAAACTAATTGAGAGGGGAGTGGTTACCATTATGGTAACTGCCCCCTTTTTTTAAGCCATGAACAGTAACGTGATAAACATAGACGAGATTATGGACTATAAAGCAGTAATAGGAACTGTTGGTTTGCTTTCAAGCCTTACTCTTAATCAAGTATCTGCTGGTGTGTCCTTGCTTATCGGTTTGGTTACTTTGGGGTATATGACTACTAAATGGTATGGAGAATGGCAGCGAATTAAACACGAACAAATAAAAAGAAAATAATTATGGCATTTAGTAGCTTAACCCTTACGAGAGACGACATTGATGCGCTAGAAGAGTTGACGTTTAAGGGCGTTAACGTCACAGGAGGCACTACAGCGCTCAATCTATCAGAGAAGGATAACTTAATATTAGATAAGGCGGTTAAGCTCCTTAAAACGGATATACTAGAGCAACTAAGAGAATATATAAATGATGAGACGTATAGCACAGAAGTAGCGTTACTTGATGCTATATATGCCATCGACACAGAGGACTTGTTAGTAGATATTCTTTCCTACAAATTTTTAGAGTTGTGGTTTGCTCAAGACGCAACCCATCAAGATAGTTTTTCATTTCAGAAAGCTGGTAAGTACTATCAAATGTATAATCAATATTTGCCTGCAAACCTCAGAAGACTAAGTGGTTTATTAGCGAAACCAAAGACTACCCCTAGAGTTAGATTCATGAGTTTATATTGATATGACACTGGGCGAAGCTATATATAAAGACATTCAAAAAATGACCTCTGCTAGGTCTAACGACATGAAAAATGCCGTTATGCAAATACAGAAGGAATACGAATCTACCATTGATAGACTAAATAAATCTGGAATGGATCCTAATGGTAGCCCTAGAGTGAAACTTACTAACAAAAAGTACATTAACAAGAAATTAAAGCGTGGCAAGAAAAATATAGCTGATTTTAATTATACAGGCAAAGCTTACACAGAGCTTAATTCAAGATATGGTGTAATCAACTCTAGCCCTGCAATTAAGTTTGAATATCCTGCAAATGTTTATAACTATATGATTACTCATGAAGATGGCACAGCTAAATATCAAAGAAGACAATTTCCCAACGAATCTGACTCTAACTTATCAGGATCTCCAGCAGGTAAACTTGTTCAAAAAACAAGTCAGATATTAGAAACTATGCTCAATAAACCAAGAACGTTAAGAGCTAAAGCAAAGGTGACTAGACTTGGATAGAAACGCAATACTTAGTGGGTACGTATCTAACTTTAGTAGTTATTCTTCTACGGATGCGAGAAGTACCGTTGAAAAGGTATTGAAATATAGTGGTGATTCTTTCGATATTATCCAACGTTCAGACATTAAAAATGAAGTTGTTGTTTTTAGATTGCTAGGTGCAAATACAGATTACTTATTGAATGACGAAAAACCTAGTGAGCTTAATCAACAGTTTCAAGCGATAGTGTACATTGAGCAATCTGATAGCCATTCTATTAAAGAAGCGAGATACGATAGAATGTTAGAGATTACAGATCAGCTATTTGATTGGGCAACGGATACGACAGCATCAGACATTAACAGTGACTTGTGGACGCTCACAGTTACTGGCGTAGATTCAGTAGAAGAACAAGACGGCTACTTATCTACCACAGTGAATTTTGAAAGTATAATCCAAATATCCTAAACTAAACACAAAAAACAATGGCAAAGTTAATATTTGAATCTGCTGAAATCCTCAATAGTGGTGGTTCATCACAGGGTGTAATCAGCAACATCACCGTAGATGGTGTAGAAGTAACACTAGAGCCTGATACAGTAAACGTAGAAGACAATCGTGAGATATACGAGTCTTATACTGGTCGTATCGTTATTCGCTCTAAAAACACTGCTTTTGATGGTGGTGGAGCAATCCTAGACAGCGCTTACGTTTCTACGGATGGTACACTTCCAACGGAAGGTAAAATCAGATTGAATGGTAAGAGTGGTTCACACGACCTTACTACTGAGCTTACTTACATTCAAGGACATCACGCATTTGATAATGGTCGTTTAGAGACTGTTTTAGTTGCTCAAGCGTCTGACGTAGACGGTGAAGTAGCTATGGTTGTAGCAACCGCCTAATCCTAACACTCTAACTGGTAACGAATCATGCCTACGCAACTAAGCAAACTAGCTTTGGTTAATACTTCTGACCTTACAGAAACATTATTGTTTTCTGTTGTTCAGGAAGGTGCGGCTGAAGCGTCTCGCCAAGTTATTAGCATTGAACCTAACACACAGGTCATTGAGAATAACCGTGAGATAATCACTAGCAAAAACTATAACATCACCGTTACTGGGGTATATAGCCAATCCGCTAAAGCGCAGTTGTTTGATTGGGCACAAGCTCAAACCAACCTAGTGTTCACTGGATATGGATTAGACGACTCCATTCTTCAGATGGAAGGAACCCTGCAAATAAACAAGGGATTCGAGGACAATATGTCCTTCCGATTCTCTAGTTTACGTGAAGCCAAAGGTGGATACGATTCCACTACGGGTAAGCACACAGCAGAGATGTCCTACTGTAAGAATGGATTAGCCTTGTATGGTTGGCAAGAGGGTTCTACTACTGACTTAGCAGCAGGGTGGACAGATACCGTTGAGACGCTAGATTTTACATCAGGAGTTCAGACGCTTACGGATGCAAGCGTTGGTAGCGGAACCATGTATCGAGACATACACTTTCCGTTCCCAGCCAAAAGCCTAACATTCAGCATTGATGTAACTGAAGACTCTGCTAGTAACGCTCTTATTGGTATTCAGTGTTATGATGACACAGGTTCTACTACGGGCGTACAAGCCACTACAGCTATAAGCGGAACGGGTACTACTCAAGTAAGCAAAACCCTTGTAGCAGCTTGTGAATACGTAAGAGTATCTATTGAAATCGGAAGCACAGACACTGTTAAATTCCAGAATCCAACTCTGCAACTTTCTACTGATTATGAGTTTGTAGAGTTCAACACATAACCACATAAATAAAGCGAGCAATTTATGGGACGTATAACAAAAATAACAGGCGAATTTATGGGGGTTCGGTTTGAAGTAAAGCCGACCCCTATTCGTTTTGATAAGGTAGTCGAAGAGCGTAGAAATATGCTTTTAAACTGGTATAAAGAAAACCATCCGAAGTTGCATAAAAAGTTAACAAAGACAGAGGAAATATCTGTTGATGATTATACGATGGAAGATGTTGATGCACTAAACGCATGGCGTTTTGACGAAGAGTTTCGTGCTAAGTATTGCCAATACACAGCGCAGCACTGCATGAAGCTAGACAAAAAGATTAGCGATGACACTTGGAAGTCGGATGACTTGGAGCTTGGCACGCTTGAGGAAGCGTGGGATTTTTTTACGAACAGGCGACAAGTACCCTCCAATGGAGTCGGAGTACTTTAGAGTCATTAGACTTGCTCGCACCTAATGACCTAGTGGTTGAAATTGGCGGTGCATACACATACTACTGTTATGTACTTGCCAGTTTCGATCCATTGCGAGCGGAAAAACTTGTAGCCGAGTGTTCCATAGAAGACATAACCAAAGCTATGATGGCTCGTGAGGCTTACCACAGACCATCAGATAAATAGTAGTAGCTCATGCCAAAGCTTATATATGACGTAGAATTAAAAATAGATCAAGCGTCTATTGCTGGTCTTAAAAATATAGTTGATGCGAGTACTACTGGAGAAGTTACGAAGCTTACCGAGAAAATTGAGAGATTAGAATCTCAGCTAGATAAACTCAAAGGAACTAATCAGAAAGTCTCTAAAAGCACTAAGCAGTTTGTAAGTCAATCTAAACAAAAAACTGCTGCGGTAAGAAGGGATGAAGCTATAGTAAAAAGAGCGCTTCAAACTAACCAGCTTCACGATAAATCTGTTCAAGACGCTGTTAAAAGGCTACAGCAAGAAACGATTGCTTTAGATAGTCTTTCTAATGAAATGACTCAAGCATCTGTTAGTACAAAAAGAAATGCTACGTCTCAAGAGGCTTTAGCTAGACAAGCTACCAATACAGCATCTGCTATAACAAGAGCAAACAGTACGCTTCAGCAATTTAACCAACAAGTTAACAGAAGCCAAAAAGGCTTTCAAGGTTCTAACAAGGAATTTGCTATTGCTAACCAAACATTATTTGGGTTTGGTGACTTAGCTCAGGATGCTACTCAATTCAGTCAAGGTTTTGCTCAGGGTATGCGAGCCATTGGTAACAACATCGCATTTAACGCTGAGATGTTTGGAACCCTTAGAACAAGAACTGGTAGTACGATGAGTGCGTTAAAGGCGTTAGGAGCTTCATTTACAGGTGTGGGGGGTGCTATACTTGCGGTAAACGTTGCCGTTATGGTTGCTACTTCTTTGCTCACTAAGTTTGGTAATAAAACAAAAGCTACTGCTGATGCGTTTAAAGAGTTTGCTAAAGACGTAGCATCCCTAAGAGAAGCCTCAGATCAAGACTTCTTAGGCATAGACCAAATGCAATCTGAGCTTGAACAGCTTGAAATGCTTAGAGATATTGTTTCTGACTTAGAATCAGAAGAAGAAAAACTTTTAGACCAAACAAAAGCGTATTCATCGTATGCAGAAACGGACGCTAAAAGGTCGTTAACTGATTTTAGAGAAGAACATAAATCTCTGCTTAAAACAGGAGTTAAACCTCTTGATAAAGCCATTGAAGAAATAAATGAAAAGTTAGGCGCTCAAAAAGAGTTAATTAGATTAACTCCTTTAGGTAGGTTTAGAAATGAAATTGCTCAGTCATCAGACATTTTAATTAACAGATTTAATGCTGGTTTATTTGATAGTTCAAGCGCATTAGAAATGCAAGCTGACATCATAAAAGATAATATATCAGCTCTTAGAGATGCTAGCGCTCAATTAGATGCTGGTATTGCGGCTGAAGATATAAACATACTAAAAAAACTAGGATTAGACAGTCCAGAAGAAATTGCAACTCAAATAAATTTCTTAAAGGATGAGCTATCATCCCTTGAAGATTTATTTCCGCCTGATAAGCCTGTAGTAGAAAATATCATACCTGAAGACGTAGTCATTCAAGAGGATATGTCTAAGTTAGAGTCTTATATAGCTACAGCAATGGCTAACATAAAGGCTGACATGGACGCAACGCTTGATGAACCATTCGCTGGCTCTTTAGCTGCAGAACAAGAAAAGCTTAAGACGTTACAGCAAGCATTTAGTCAAGTAACACTAGAGGAAGACAGAAGAAGATTACGATCTCAAATAGAGACCCAACAAGCTAGGATAAAAGCTATTAGAGAAGGTATTGCTGAGGAAATGACGCTGCAAGACTTAACAGGTGACTTTGACCCGTTTAATATAGACATTGTTGGTGAAGACGAACTTTTACGAGATCAAGCAAAAGAACAACAAGATGCCTTAACTCAGATTACAAAGGATGGAGTAAGCGCTCGTCTAAATGAGATTAATAGGGAGATAGATGCTGATAAAAAAGCTGCAAAAGAAGTTGAGTTAGCTGAGAAAGCTAAACAAGCAGCTAGAGAACTTGGTATTCAAGGAGCGCAAGCCGCATCTCAACTATTACAAAGTGTTTTTGGAGAAAGTAAAGAAATAGCCATAGCAGAAGCGTTAATCTCTACGTACTTTGCAGCTCAAAAGGCTTTTGAATCTCAGTTTTTACCAGTGCCAACACCTGATTCACCTATTCGTGGTAAAGTAGCTGCTGGTATAGCCATTGCTCAAGGTCTTGCTCGTGTAGCTGCTATTAGAAGCACAAATTTAGGTGGTGGAGGCGGTGGTGCAGGAGCTGGTGGTGGTGTTGGGGGAGGTACTTCTGCTGTTTCCCCTGTCTCTTCTCAAGCAACTAATATTCAACAGCCTACACAGCAAATAAGTTTTTTACCAAATGCAGCTCGCTCTGGTCAAGCAGCACCAACCGTTGACGTTAAAATAGACCGAGCAGGATTAGCTGTAGCCGTAAACAAAGGAAACAGGGAGCTTGCCAACAAACAAGTGAGGGTATAACGCATGGCAACCCTAACGGTAAACACAGGAAACGTAGCTAGACAGTTCGGTACGTTCTCGGCACAGATAAACATGACGCATACCAGTGATGTGACTACCACCATGAAAATGGCTACTATGCCTAAAATATCTCAGGACTTTGACGTACAAGAAGAGGTTGATGACATTACTGAGTTCCGCACGAACCTATCAGAGGTATCTTTAGAGGTGTTTGATGAGCTAGGCAATGGGAATAGCTTGTTTACGTATATAAACGCTCTTGGGTTGGGCGACACCATACAAGTGCAAATAACGACTCCATCAGGAACCGACTACTTTATTACTACTAAATCTTCTTGTGAATATGATTGGCAAGCCAGAAAAATAAGTATCAAGGCTCAAGCAGCGTTAAGATATAATGTACAAGTTACGAATTACGACATTTCTAGCTACGAGACAAGCGGAGAAACAAACGCAGATGACGGGCTAATCGTTTCAACCGATGTAATTACTGCGTTCTTAGAAGCGCAAGGATCAAGCCCTACACTTAAAATATTAGGGCACTTTTCTAGCGTTACCAAGTCTAATATTACATCAATACCTACACCGACCACTACTCGCTACTTAATCTTTGATAGTCAGTACGTGAATACGTATGCAGAAGGGCAAGACGTTGTTCTGAAGTTATCTATCGTTGAAGGCGCTGTTGTAGGAGCTATGATGGGTTATTCTTTTTATGTACGCAGAAACTTTGCTAGTACATCCAATTCTGATTACTATGCACAAATAGGTTCGTCAGACCTGAAGTCTTTTGGTGTATCGTTCAATGATAGGCACGTAAGAAACTTTGATAGTGTCTTTGCTATTCAAGACAACATAGATGGCGCTCAAATAAGCACGTCTGAGACTGAAGAGATAGATGCTACAGGCGCACAAGACATATCCATTAACTACTTTGTTCCTGATATGCACACTGCATTTTTCGATATTACGGAGTCGCCTCAAAAGTGGGAGTTAGCAACGACAGGGGCTAGTGCCTTGTCTCAATCCGATATGGACGATATATCCGATGACGCTCGTGACTCTTATAAAAAGAGCTTAGGCATTACGTCTTCGTATTCTGTTGACTTCGAGATATTTGGTATAAGCACACTCAAACCCTATCAGTTCATTCAGTTTGATTCTGATATACACCCTACTATTAATAGCAAAAAAGTACGCCCATCCTATTTGGAGTATGACCTAGAGTCCGACACGATAAAGGGCGAAGGGTATATTATTGGCTAAACTCACCGACATAGTAGTCATCACTGATTCGGGCGGTACACAGACGCTAACCATCCAAAATTACACGGAGAGCGATGAACTCCAGTATTGGGGGTCAACATTCGATGAAGCAATAGATGGGACGTTACGGAGCAACGTCAGAGGTATAAGGCGCAAAGCCGAGCTTTCCTATCAGTTGTGTACGACTCCAGATGTATATCGCTCGGTGTGTAACAATATAGCCACCGACCTAATCAATGGTGCAGAGTTCATATATATCGGTATTGATACTGATAATGTATTTCGTGTAGTTTTAGACGATGGATTCGAACATAGAGTTCAATACGCTAATCAGCATGGTCTGTTTATTCCCAAGCTAGTATTTAGAAGCACTGAGGGTGACGTGGACATTATAATAGACTTTGAAGATTGGCGGTTCATTACCGAGTCCGTCACCGAAGCCAGAGACTATAGGCTCATAACAGAATCAGTAACCGTACAATTAGATTATGGCTCTATCATCTAAAATTACTAATATCTATATACGACAGAAGGATTATGATACAGCTAACGATTGGAAGTATGAGTTTATCATAAACAGCGCTGTATCGGAACTTGGTCAGGTTAATTACGGCTCAGCCTTTGATGAGGCTATAGATGGTAGCTTGAGGCATAATCTGCGTGGATTTAGAATTACCGTTAACCTAGATTGGGGTAAACTTCTGGACTCTACCGCAAAAAGAACATTGTTCGGTCAAAGTCAAACGTCTAGTACCATAGGAGCGCTCCTTACAGACTTAGTAGATGCTCTCGTTACAGACGGTGATAGCTACATAGAAGTATCTTTTGACGACACTAACTGGGTCAAGGTAGTGCCTGACGCTGCAACGTACAGAACCGCATATACCAACCAAATAGGTAGAGGTTCATCTAGTATAACTCTTATAGGGCAGGAAATATTAACCAGTATTCCAGCGTATCTGGAAGCACCTAGCGTATAACGTATATGGCAACGGAAGTAAAACGCAGACGTGGCACAACCGTAGAACACAGCACGTTTACTGGTGCTGTAGCGGAACTTACGGTTGACTTAACCAAAGATACCGTAGTCGTTCATGACGGAGCTACGCAAGGTGGGTTTCCATTGTTGCGTGAAGACTTTGATAATGTACCGACCACTGCTCCGTTTACGCACATTACCCTAGACACCGCCATCTTTGATACTACCTATACAGAGACAGGTAGCGAGACGCAGGGAACCTTGTACTGGAACTCAGACGAAGAAACGTTGAGTCTCGTTACTAATGGCGAAAGCATAGAACTAGGTCAAAAAGTAGAGATACACGTCAAGAACCAAACAGGCACTCAGATAGACAAAGGTGAGGTGGTCTACGCTTCAGGAACCGTTGGTGCTAGCGGTCGTATTCTTGTAACGAAAATGATAGCGGATGGAACCGTTGCTGCTAAGCGTGTATTAGGTGTCGCTGCTGAAAACATAGCCAATGGCGCTGATGGTAAGGTTATTAAGTTTGGTAAGTTACGCCAAATAAATACAAGCACGTTTAGTAATGGCGACATCCTTTGGGTTTCTACTACGGTAGCTGGAGCGTTTCAGAACACAGAACCATCTCAATCCGCTGGAGACATAGCCTTACCTATAGCTTATGTCGTGTACAGCAGTGCTAGTGTCGGTGAAATCTTTATTAGGGTTACGCCTATTGATGAGAATAAATATACTGATTATAGTGATTACGTTGAGCTTCGTAGTGACGTTATAGAAAACCACCTTGAGATTGAATCTCTACAAGACAATAAAGTAGAGAAAGGGCAATTGTTTCCTGATGGTGATGAGCAAGCGTTGGGGACAGGAGATGCAGTTACGTTCAGCACAATAAATACTGGTCAAGGAGACAACGAACTCTATGCTATGAACCAAAACGTCCGTACAACCGATGCGGTTACGTTTAGTACAGTAGATACTGGACAAGGTGCGAATGAGTTGTATGCGATGAATCAGGACGTGCAGACTTCGGACTCCCCAACGTTTGATGGTCTTACAAGTACAGGCGTAATTATTACGGATGAAATAGATACAACAAGTATCACTTGGAACGTAAGTACATTAGAGTGGGATGCTGACCCTAGTGAAAAGTTTAATAACCCAGTATTTATTGGAACGAGTTTAGACGTTGATAATGGTATCAATGCAGACCAACATATTCACGCAGGAAGCTATCTTAAAGCAGATACCTACTTAGAAGTAGGAACAAGTGCAACGATAGGCACTACGCTAGATGTAGGAACTAACGCAACGGTAGGCGGTACGCTAGATGTAACTGGAGCAACTACACTAAGCACATTAGATGTAAGTGGAAACACGACAGTAGGTGGCACGTTAAACGTAACTGGTAATACTACCATATCGGGAACACTAGACGCTCCTACATTGAATACTGGTCAAGGCGATAATGAGCTATACGCTATGAACCAAGATGTTCAAACTACGGATGGTGTAATCTTTGATACTTTATCTGTTACGAATAACGCTTCGGTAGGTGGCTCTCTAACCTTGACTGGTGAGGCTGACTTTAATAGCACAATGAACTTGCAGGGCAACCTAACAACTCAAGCAAATTTAGCAGACGATGGATTTGTTGAAGGGTGGGCAGGTACAAACTGGCGCATAAAGGCAGACGGCTCGGCAGAACTAGAAGAATTACGAGTACGTGGTGCGCTTAGGGTATATGAGTTTATAGCGAAACAAATTAGCACGATAGGCGGTTCTGAAATTTTAAGTATAGCGAATGGTCGTGTTGAATCTGTAGATAACGCTTCTAGCCCAAAAACAATAACCATAGACAATGTTGGTAGTCCTGCTACATCTTTTCAGGCTGGAGACCTATGGATTATTCAGGAAGTTGATATAAACTCAGGGTCAGTAACATCTGTGTACGGTGAAGTAGATGCGGTTGTTAGTGGTAATGTTTTACAGGTTACTGTTACTAGCGGTGATTTGTCTCAAGTAGAACAAGGAAATATTATTGTTGCGTATGGTCATATAGGGGATACTGCTAGACAAAACGTAATGTATAGAAACGTAGATGCGTCAGAAGATAATCTGATAATGCGCCTGCAAACGGGTGTAACAGATTTTAGCGAGTTACAAGACGTTGATAACACTAGGGTTGCATTTGGAGATTTGAATGGGTATTCGAGCCTTAGCAGTCAAACGTTTGGATTTTTTGCTGGTGAAAACGCTAATGAACACGTCCTTATAACAGATAGTGGTATATTTTTTAAAGATGGCTCAACCGTTGGCGCTCAACTCACAGCTAATGAATTTAAGATTGGTGACGCTAATAACAATCTTAGCTTCAATACAGACACAGGTGCATTTAATATTAAGATAGGCGATGAAACGGATTTAGCTGCTAGTGTAGCAGAATTACGTCAAGACCTTATCGACATATATCTAGCCGACCAAAGTACATTCGCAGGTATTCAATTTTTAAGTGGACAGATTACTTTAAAAGTGGGTGCTGATGGTAAAGTGGCGAGTGCCAGACTAGATGCAACTGGAGATGAATCGGCTATTACGTTACGTGCTGATTTCTTTGACTTTCAAAGTAATGATATTGTACTGATAGGAGACCCAAACCAAGATGCAGGAACAGAAGCCAAAATTGCTCTAGGAAGCAACGTTGATACCATTACGGTAACAAATACCGATTCGGGTTTTATAGCGACTGGAGCAGGCGAATTTAAAGGGTACATTGACGCAAGTAATTATATACGACTAAATTCTAGTGGCTTAAATATAAATGCCGAATTATTTAATTTAGATACTGGAGATATACGACTTACTAATAATTACAGTAGTCAAAATTCAGACTATACTAGTTCGGTAACGTATTCAGACACGTTGCAGTTTGCGGGCTTGTTCTTTGATTCAGATAATTACTTAGGACATATAACCGATGTAGATACTTCTGCTAATAGTGGGTACTTATTTAGGGTGGGTGGTAATACTTCTAACTTTATTGAGGTAAACGAAGCGGGCGGTATTGCAAAAATAAACTTTGATACTTTTACCTTAGATGCAACGGATGCAAGCGGTGGTATTAAGATTGATTCAGCGAATGAGTTAATTCAGCTAGAAGATGCTAACAGGGTAAGAACTCAGATAGATGTAAATAATGGTGCGCCCACTGTATCGCCTACAAGTGAAATAAACGATACTACTAATAACGCTTTTGATAAAGACGCTTCTTACACGACTTCTTCATTTCAAGTAACAAATGGAGATTCTATAAGGGTTAAGGTAACGGCACAGTTGATAGATATATCAAGTTTAGACGCTGACGATAATTTTCAGTTTGAAGTTAGGCTATTAAGTTCTTCTACTAGTGGTGGTACGTACACTCAAGTCGGTAGTACTGTAATAAGCGAACTATTTAATGGCACGGATGAATTTAATAGCGATACTGTTACCTTTAGTTATCATACTTACGGCAACGAATACTTTAAGGTGCAAGTATCGGCTCAAAGTGTAGATGCAGACCCAGCGGATGACCCACAATTTCAAACAACGCTTATAGATGTAGATTCCTTCCCTAGCGTAACTAGGGTTAGCTTAGATGGTGTATTTATACAGAATAACGATTTACAGTATGCACAATTCACTAGGACTAAAAACGAATTAAGCGGACAGATATTCTTAAAAAACTTACCTGATAGCGACCCTTCTATAAGTGGTCAACTATATAGGGACTCAAGCGGCAACCTAAAAGTATCATTATGACACAACTAGAATTACTCGAAGCAATACAGAACGACCTTAGAAAGCTCAATGTTAACTATGAGGCGCACGCCCTCATCCAGCAGATTATACAAAATTATAAAGTTCGTATTGAAAACGAACAAGACAATTAGTATTCTTCTGAGGTTATAACCCAAAAAAAATAAGACCATGCCTAAACTAGAAGTAACAACCATAGCCTCTGGAGCAAGCGTCTCTGGGGCGGTAGAATTTAACCGTAGCAACAAAGCCTTTGAAATGGGAAGTCTCGTACTAGAAGGCACGTACACGAACACGTCATTTGACCTACAAGTAGAAGTGGATGGAACGTGGCTTAACATCTATGATACGTTTGGAACTAAGTTTTCTGTATCAGTAGCGGATGGCAAGCATTCCCTTCCTGCTGATGTATTCAAAGACGTGAACAAGGTTCGTGTTAAGGGTGCATCCAATGAAGCGTCTGAAAGAACCGTTAAATTCCTACTTGTTGATATATTAGATTAAATGTCCTTACCGATTCATCTTATGAGTAATTTCCCAAGCGTTAGACCATCATTAAACCTTCAGTTTGATTCGCAACCAACGCCTGCGGATATGACTTCGCACTTAGCTAGTGTGGGAGCAACCTTTTCACGTGCTTCAGTAGGTACGTATGTAGATGCGAATGGACTTATTCAAGAAGCTACGGCAGGACAAGCAAGACCAAACTATTCTAGTGCAGGGGTTCACGAGGGATTGCTGATAGAAGAAAGTAGGACTAATATACACAAGGCAAGCGAAGATTTTTCAACAAATAATTATATATTTACAGATGCTACAATAGAAATAAATAAAGGTATTTCACCCAATGGAACGGCTAGTGCTGATGCTTGGGTAAGCCCTTCGGGTGATTTTTCACCTAGTATTAGGCAATCATATGTGCTATCAAGTGGCGTAACCTATACTTTTTCTATTTTTGCAAAAGCCAATGGATATAATTTTTTACGAATAAATGCTTTTTTTGGAAGTACTGACAGTTCTTGGTTTAATCTTTCAACGGGTGAATTAGGAACGATTGGTGCTACTTCTACTGCAAAAATAGAAGATTATGGAAATGGATGGTATAGATGTTCTATTACAAGAACGCAATCGGGCGTTGGTCTTCAGGCAGCATATATTGCAGGCACACCAACAGATAATACTGTAAGTTATACTGGAGATGGCGAAAGTGGTATTCTTATATGGGGTGCGCAGATGGAAGTAGGTTCATTCTCAACTTCCTACATTCCTACGATACCAACCTTTGACGATAGAGATAGTGTTGCAACCTTTCTAGGTAGTAATGGACTAATCCAAACGGCTTCGGTTGATGTGGCTCGTTCTGATACGTATGTATATGTTGATGATGTACTAACAGAAGCAGGCTTGTTACTAGAAGGAAGTGCTGAAAACTTGATTACAAGTAGTGAAGATTTTTCTACTAATTGGAATGGTGCAGGTATAGGAGCAGGTACTAGCCCAGTAGTTACAGTTAATCAAGCAATCGCACCTGATGGAACGGCTTCGGCTGACAAGATTTTTTTTGATGCAGGTGGCACTACAAGTTCAGACCGTTCACAATTAAGTTCTAACACTACATCAGTTACATTGGGAAATACTTATACATCACAGATTTATTTAAAAGGAGATAGTGGTGGTGAAATAATTAATATAAGACACGCAAACGGCATTTCCTTTACTTCTTTTACGCTTACAACAGAATGGCAAAAATGTGTAGTTACCGAAACAGTATCAAGTTCTACGGCATCAAGACCTTTAACTCTACGAAGTTTAGGAAGTAATCAACAGACTGCAACGGTTTATGCTTGGGGTGCGCAATTAGAAGAAGACTCACAAGCTACAAGCTACTTCCCAACGGAACATTCCTTTACAAGTAGAGCAAGTACGGCAACGTTCTTTAACGCAAGTGGGGTACTATCTACGGCATCAACTGACGTAGCAAGAACCGACCATAAATACATTGGTGGGGAATGGTTAGAAGCAGGGTTATTGTTGGAAGATGAAAGTGTGAATTATGCAAAAGCTAGTGAAGATTTAGATAACACAACGTATTGGATTACGAGTAGAACAACTGTAACGGCAGATACAGAAATAGACCCGAAAGGTGGTACAAATTCTTATCTTGTATCTGAAACTACCGATACTGGAAGTCATTGGTTCGGTGGTCAATCTTCTCATGCCCAAGCCGTTGCGATTGGTGAAACTTGGACAATGAGCGTATTTGTAAAAAAAGGTGATGGAGCAAACGCACCTGACATTATGCAATTAGGATGGGGAAGTGGTGGATTTGGTAGTAGCGTTTATGCTAACTTTAATATCACTACTAATGTTGTAACCGATATTGGCTCAGGACTTGATAGTGCAAAAATAGAAGATTTTGAAGATTGGAAAAGAATAAGCATAACGGCAACGGCATCGGCAAACGATTCAGATGCGGCTCGTCTTTTCTTATATTTTACCAACAACAACCCTAATGCAACACAAAATTCTAATTATACAGGTCAAACGAATGCCAATGTGTTTGTGTGGGGTGTGCAAGTAGAACAACAAAGCCAACCTACAAGCTACATCCCAACCACAACGGCATCTACCACAAGAAGCGCTGATTCTTATACTACGGCAACAAAAGTAAGAAGCGCTGATGTTTGTAATATAAGTGGTACTGCGTTTACTGACTTTTACAATGACGATTCGGGTACAATGTTTTTCAATGCAAGGACAAACGACCCTGACGGTAGCACTAGTAACTACAAAGCACCTTTTGTCCTAAAAGATAGTACGGCTAATCCTGGTATAGATTTTACGTCAATTAACCTTGAAACAAGCGGAACAAACGAAGCATATATTCGTGGTAATGTAGGTGGAAATGGTACTGGTGGTCTATTATTAGGAACATTTACTTTTGCCGATTTTGTTAAGGGTGCTGAAGTAATTGATGCAACGGCAAATAGTGGTATTATTAATGGGGGAACGGTAGCAAATGACACTACATTTCCATTTGATTTAACGGGTATAGGAATCAACAAGCTTCAAATAGGCTATCACTTACATACTGATACATATTTAGATGGTTCTATAAAAAAACTTATTTACTTCCCAAGACGATTATCTGACAACGAACTTAAAAAACTTACCCAATGACCGACATATACCTAAAAGCACCAACCAAAGAAGATTTCTTCAACGAACTAGGCGAACCCTTTGTTCGTACAATAGAAGCCTATACAGACGAAGAAGGAAACGAAGTACCTGCTAAAACGTATTTCACTACGGAAGTAACACACGCTTGTTCGTATGTGGGTACTATTGTAGATGTAGCAGGCACGTATGATGAAGAAGGCAACGAACTACAAGCACCTACGTTTATAGATGGGGTACACCTAAACATTCGAGTATTAGGCGATGTAGAGTTACCTACCTTCACGAATGTAGAGCAAGTGTATCCTAACTCTCCTAGCAGGGTTTGGGCTTGAGTTTTTTTACGTATATATCACATATCAGATGGGGTGTTTTATCACGCTCGAATCAAATTTGGAATCAATCAACAATGTATTTTGACAAGCACTAAATTATGGCAACACTTACTGGTAAACAATTAAAAGATTCATACCAAAGCCTTGTAACAATCAAGGATGCAGACGATGCAAATCCTACAAGTGGGCGATTGGAAAATGGAAAGGGTACGGCTTTAACTGCGGTTGGTATCAATACAGATGCACCAGCAAATAAGATTGGTATAAAAACTGCCGTAAATACAAATGAAAGAGCGATTAACCTTTATTCGGGAACAACAGTTGCGGGTAATTATGTTAGTATTGGTTCTCAGTATTCGGAAGCAAATGCAAATGTTAATAGTGAAATAAGATTTGGCGGAGAAAATGCGGGTGGCGCACCAAGTTATTTAGCGTTTGCAACTGGAACATCTACAAGTTCTACTGAAAGACTAAGGGTTAAAAGTAGTGGCGATATATCCTTCCGAGATACTTCCACAAACGAAGCCTTTTATTGGGATGCAAGCACGGCACGTCTTGGGATTGGAGAAACAAGTCCATCTTCAGAATTACACATTAAAAGAACAACTGGGAATGTAGGTATTCAGATAGAAACTGGAGATGGTTCAGATACCTATATAAATTTTGGAGATTCAGCAGATAGTAACGTTGGTCTTATTAGCTATGAACACGATAACAATGCTTTTGCGTTCCGAACCAACGCCCAAGAACGTATACGCATTGACTCAAGCGGTAACGTGGGGATTGGGGTTACGCCTGATAGGGCGCTACACGTTAATGGTAGTGTAAGAATAAATGATGGTTATTCTTTGTCTATGGGTGCAGGTGCAGAGCAACGCATATTAGCAGGGGGGACTTCAAATAGTACTTACCTTACATTTAGCCAATGGACTGGTGCAAGTTTTACCGAACGTATGCGTATTCTCTCAAGCGGTGGAATAACCTTCAATGGAGATACGGCAACTGCCAACGCTTTAGACGATTACGAGGAAGGTACTTTTACGCCATCTTTTGATAGTGTTACTGTATCATATACTAGCCAATCGGCTAAATACACTAAGATAGGCAGATTAGTGCAGGCTGAATATGTAATTAATGTATCTAGTATAGATAACACAGATGCAAGCGTTATAAATTTAAATCTTCCTTTTAATGCTAGCGCTGATTCTATAATTTTAGGGCAAATAGATATGGGTCAATCTAGTTTAATGGATTCTTCACCCACTCCTTCAGGGTTTAATTCAAGTGGAGCAGGAACTGCTATTGAATTATCAAATAGTACTACTGTTTATAGATACAACAACCTTACAAATACAAGCGGATTATTTTATTTATCAATAGTATATACTGCATCATAAACCAATAAAATTATGTTAGAAAAACAAGAATCATATTCAAAAATAGAAGTCCTAGAATCGGGCGTAGTACAACTTCGTAAAACAACGAAGGTACTAGATGATGGTGAAATTATTTCGCAATCACACCATAGAAGTATTGTAAAACCAAACGATGATATTTCATACTTACCACAAAGCGTTCAAGACGTTTGCAACGCTTACTGGACTGACGATATTCGCTCAAACTTTAACTCTGACTCAGAATAATGAACTGGAAAATTAACACACTAGAATACACCAACGACTCTGACAAAGGAGTTGTAACGGCACATTGGGATTGCTCTCATACCGAAACGGTAGAAGATTTATCTTATTCAGGCAGACGGTACGGTTCTTGCTCTTTCCAACCTGAACCATCTTCAGAAGATTACATCGCTTTTGATGACTTAACCGAAGAAATCGTTCTTGGTTGGGTTAAAGCTGAAGTAGGCGAAGAAGATGTTGAATCAAGTATAACGGCACAAATCGAAGCAAAAAAGAATCCTGCGACTTTGAAAGGATTGGCTTGGTAGTTATATTTGGTCATAACCTTAAACATAAAGCGAGCAAACACGTATGAACGAACAACGAATAGAAGAGTTAGAAGCCTTTAAAGCTAAACTCGAAATGCAATTGAACGAAACCGTATTCTTGATTCAAGGGTACAAAAACGCAATAGAAAATCAACAAGATGATGTACCAGAACAAGTCGAAGAAGTCTGACCCAAACAAAAAGAAAAAGCCAAACGCCCAGAACGGAAGAATGGCTTTTATGAAAAAGACTGGTCGTAGTAAGAAAGGCTAGTTTATACCCATCTCTGGAAAGTCCTCAAAGTAGGGCTTTTCTTTTTTGGTGGCATTAGCGTGTCCATCAAAATACCCTTTTATGTATCCTTCCTTAAATGCCTCAGTGATTGACTTCTCTGAGGCTTCTATTTGTTTCATGCTAGAGCCAAAAATGTAGCCGATGTAGCCAGTTGTAATAGATAAGGACAAAACTGCTATAATCTCCATAAATTAGCCCTCCTCAGAAATTTTTCGCTCCAAATCTCGCTTTATACAAGAGTTCACGAGCAAAGCCATATCTAAGTATGCCTTTACAGCTTGCGTGGCTCTCAGGCGATTCTCGTGCGAATTGAAGCATCTTCGGTTTATTAAGTGGTTCACAGTGGTGTGGTCTCGGTATTTTAACTGTTTCGCAATAAATTTTTGCGTAAATCCAAGCTCGCTCAGTGCGAACACTATAACTTGCTTCGCATCTACTATTTCTTGGTGCCGATACTTGCTCTTTATCAATTTTTTAGTGATGCCTGTTTCTTCGGCTACGTGCTCAATGATGTAATCTGCTATGACCATTTGTATCCTTCTTTTTTAATTGTTATTGGCATTGGTGTTTTCATTGTGCAGATTTAAGGGTTTTTATTGTGCAGATTGTCTTTTTTATTGTTCTATCCTTAGTTAATAAAAAAAAATACCCCCCACTAAGCAGTCTAGCACTGGGGGGTTGATGCTCGCTTAAAATGAG